TCTGGATGTCGGCCCACTGGCCGGTGCTGGTGTTCGTCCGCATGTCCGTCACCTGGTAGGGATGCAGCAAGAGGACGTACTTCTTCTCGCCGCCGACCATGATCGGCTGAATCATGGGATCGACGGTTTCGGCCTTCTCCACCAGCTTGTCGATCTCCGACAGGGTGAAAATGTCGGCGGTCGTGATCGTCGCCTTCGCCAGCCCGTTTGCGAACTGCAAATGCGCCGCGTCCGGGGTGTTCAGGGAGTTGCCGGCGAAGCTGGTGAACGTCAGCGGAAGCGTGAGGGTGGAATCCACGCCCCGGGCGCCGGACAGGTAGACGAACAGGAGCTCGTCGAACCGTTCCGCCCACCAGGTAGCCAGCGCCTCGCGCGCGGTCGCGCGCATGCTGTACGGGACGCGCTGCTCGGACGCCTTCCCCTTCGACCGCACCGCATGACGGAGTTGGTCGATCAGAAGGGCATCGTCGTAGTACGTCAGGTTTTCCTCGTTCCCCTCGAGGGTTCCGTCGCCCGTGACGCCGGCACCCCGGAGCTTCATGCGCAGCCCGTGGGTGATCTTGTCGCCGGCGTTTTTCTCGAGGTCGGTGAGTTTGGTGATGACGGAACCGATGAATTTCCCGAAGTACATCTTCTTCGCGGCTTCCACCGCGAGAGACGTACTCCATCGCTTGACGGCGAGAGCATGTCCTACTGCGAATTCGGTCTGTGCCATGTGCTTTTACCCCTTGATTTTAGAGTTCCCCGCGCAGCCATTTTTCGTGCTGTTCGGGGGTGAGTTTTGCAAGTTCTTCTTCGGAGCCGATGCTCAACTTCCCGTCCGGAGGCGATCCCGGCAGTTTTTCCAGGTTCACCCCACCGTCCACGATCTTGAATTTCGCCATGAGATCCTTCGTCACCGCGGCCGTGATCGCCGGGGTGAGCTCCGCGGTCAACTTCGACCGAAGTCCTGCCTCGCTCGGCGCGCTCGTCAGCTTGGCCAGCACCTTGAAAAACTTCGGCGCTTCCTTGCCGCTCGAGCCGATCAGGTTCCGAATGGTTTCCTCGGACAAGCCTTCGCCCAGGAGCAATTCCTCCATCTGCGGAGCCAGCTCGAGGAAATTCGGAACGGCCGTGTTGATATCCCGTTCCATGTTGGTCCGTGCGATCTCCCCGCGGAGATCCGTGATCTCCTGCATGAGAACGGTCATGGCGTTTTCAGGATCCTCGAGGATCAGCTCCGCGGGAGTCTTGCGGGGCTCGGTGTCCAGCTTGGCTTGCAGTTCCTCGAGTTTCCTGCTGAGTTCCTGGCGCGCGCGACGCTCTTCGTGCAGCGCAGCCAACGGTACGGTCCGATCGTCCTTCGTCGGCGCCGGCGGGGTCGGGGGGGCCGGATCTTTCCCCGGAACGACTTCGGCCTCTTTTGCCGGCACGGGCGGGACGACAGGCGGGACGACGGGATCCGGGGCCACAACCGGAGGAACAACCGGAGAGGTTGGATCGGGCTCGCCCGTCAACTCTGCTTCCGTGAATTCGATCTCTTGCTGTACTTCCGACATGAATCCCCCTTTTTACGCCTTGGTAGGCGAGGCCGGTTTTTTAACGCCCCCGGCGGGCGGTTTTGGAGCAAGTAAAAACTGCGCGGCCTTTTCGACCGTTCCATCCTTGATTTCCGTAACGGCTCCCCAGGTCTTGCCGGCGAGGATCATTTCAAGGGCTTCCCTGGGACTCTTGGGCCCAGCGGCTTCCATCGCTTGTGGCTCCGCGGGAGGGGTTGCTGCCGGCGCCTGGGGGGGCTTCTCGCTCTTGATCTGATCGGAAAGGATCTTCTGCTGCGTCAGCGCGTCCTGCTTCTGCACCGCCTCGGCCAACTTCTGCATGACCTTTTCCTTGTTCGGAATATCGGTCATCTCAAAAGCCGTCTGCATCACCGGCAACGCGATATCCGGGCTCATCTTCGAAGCGAAATCCATGAGCGATCGGCTCATCCACTGGCGGGTGGTTTCCGTCTCGGGATGGTCGGCGACGACGATATCGTACCGGCCCTGGGAAATGACGTTCTTGCCGCCCTGGTTGAACGTCACGAACTTATCCGCGCCGGTCTGGTCGTCCGTGATCCGGATGACCTTCTCGTACGTCCAATACTGCCGCATCATGGAAAGCATCAGCTCTCCCATGCGGCGCTTCGTCAGCCGGAGATTATCGAAGGGCTCCGTATTGACCGTCGCTCCCTGCCGCTGACGCGCCTCGATCGCAACGCCCGATCGCGCGTTCGTCTGCTGGCCCATCTGCTCTTCGACGGCGCCGGAAACCTCTTGAAGCTCCTGCTTGGCCTCCCGCATGGCCTGGAAGTGCATGTCTGCAAGCTTAGTTTCCTTCTCCAACTGGAATCTCTTATTGGTAAGAGCGCCCATGTTGAATTCAATCCAGCAATCCGGCCGGCTGATTTCCTTCTTCGCGCCCAACGGGTCTTTGAACACTCCCGTTTCAAAGAAAACCCTCTGAGTGGTGAGAATATGAGTAAATTGACTCCGGTTTTTGTTGATCTCCTGCTGGGGATCCTTCATGTTCCGGACCATCCCGTACGGGCAGCCGTCCTCGTCCATATAGCAAATGAACGGAACCAACGGGAAAAAATCGTGCTGGTAGATCGTCGGCTTCTCTTCCTCGAGAATCACGTCTCCTGAGAAAATGACGCACCACATCTTCTGCACGGGAACCTTGCTGATCCGGATGACGTTCGGATTCGCAACAAGCAACGGATCCGCTTGTAATTCTTTCGCGGAGATTTCCTCTACGTGCCCGTCCTTGAACTTGAGGAAGATCCCGAGCTGCATTTTCTTGAAGTACATCTTCACCAACTTCACGCGCTCGCGCGTGGTATCGCAGAACTGGACCGGCGCGCCGGATTTGTACTGGTCCGGCAACTCCCGGCTATGCTGAGCCGGTTCGCCCTTCTCTCCGCGAGCGTCCTCCATCATGGAGGTCAGAAGATCCTTCTTCTCCGGCCAGGTCTGCTGCGCTATGTCGAGATCGACCCACCGATCTTCGAACATGTACCTTGCATCGTCGAAAAGGACTCCACGTGCGTACGGATCCCAGCCGATCTTGCGCCAGTCCTTGTAGGCGATCTCGATCTCTTCTTCCCGGGGATCGTCGTTCAGGCAAATCTCGATCCAGCCGATGCCGGCCTTCAACCCGTCGAAGAAAATATCCGAAACCTTGTGGTCGGAGTTGTTCTGATCCTGGATATATTTGAAGCCAGAAGTAATTGCATCAGCCGTTCCACCGTCGTCCTGTCCTCGAGGCTTCGCGTCGATATCCGTACGGCTGCGGATCTCGATGCCCTTCTGTAAATCAATCGTCGGCTTGATCCGGTTGATGGAAAAATGCGGGCGGCCCTCATTCTCAAGAGCGTCAATATCCTTCTGCTTCCACTGGCCCTTGCCGCCATGGTAGAACCGGGAATCCTCTACGGAATCGTCGCGCCAATCCTGCGATACAGCCCTCGCCTCGTTGTACCAGCGCTTGTACGTCGAAATCGCCGCTACCGGCGCGGCTGATTCGGCTTTCGGTGCCGCGGCTGTCGGTGCTTCTTCGTAAGTGGCCATCAGACCCCCATCCAGCTACGGCGCACGGGCTTATCGGCGTATCGCTTCTTTTTTTCGGCTTCCGCTTCGTCCTCGGCCATCCCGAAAAACATGTCTTTCAGGAGGTCGTACAGGTACGCCAGCATGTTGATCCCGTCGTCGTGCCACACCGGGAAATTGCGCATCTCCATCTTGAATCGCTCGATGAAATTCGCGGGACAGGCCGTGGAGTAGAAGATTTTCCCGTTGTTCAACGGCCAGGACAGCGCGCCCTCGATGAATTTCTTCTTGTTCCTGCCGGCCGGCCGCAAAAGGACGCCGTTCCCGCCCAGATCGAAGTTGACATGTCGGCCACAGGCTTGCAGCGCCTTCGAAACGTGGATGTGCGTCGAGGAAATACCGACTTTTTCCACACCGACCTTCATCACCATGCCGGCTTTCAGGTACATCCGGACTATCTGCTCGATCGCCTCGCTCTCCGACAGCGGCGAGATGAAAAGATCCTCGATGAACACGCGGCTTTGACCTATATCGTCGGTGAAGGGCTCCACACCGATCACGCCAAACGCCCAGGAATCCAACGTCGGCCCGGACCGCACCCGATTCGTCTCCAAATCGCCGGCCTGGTCAACCAACAAAAACCGATACAGGTTCTTCGGGACCATCCGCCGCTCGATCGGTAACAGAAAATCAGGGTTCAACTTCATGTCCGCCAACGGCGATGGGTCGCACAACTGCTGACACGCAAATGTCCGAGTCGCCTTTAAATCATCCCAGCGCCGTTGAGAAACAAATACCGGGTTGCCGCTGGCGCTTCCGTCGTCGGACCCAGCCCTCAATCTGTAAAAATACTTGGGGTTGCCTTCAAGATCCTTCAACCCCCGGATATAGGTCAGCGGATCCGCATGGTGATAATACGTGCCGATCACGCGATGGTGGCCGGCGTCTGTGCCAATATTCTGCGAAGAATCGAACTTCGTCTTGACCTTCTCCATCATGTCGACGGAATCCGCCATGTCCTCAGTCGAGATGTCGTCGTATACCCGCCGCTCGAAATGCCTGCCGGTGGGCATGCCCTCCGTCAAGCCCCATGCGCTTATCGTGGCGTCAGGACGCTTCGTGTCACGCCTTAAAATCAACCCCTCGTCCAACGACCACAACGGAGCTTCCTTCTCGCAGTCATTCCAAATGATATCCGGGAAACATTCATGCAAAATCCTTTCGTGCTGGAATAATTCCTTGATGGAAAACAAAAACTTCTTCGCCACCGGACGAACATACGAAAAAATCCCAACGGCGTGGTCGGGGTGGGCTAAAACATACTGAATCGTCTCGGCAATCGTAATGATCGAGCTCTTGAAATGCTCCCGGGCCCAAACGTCTAACGTGTAATCCTTCGGGCCGTCTTCAACCTCACGGCACATCCTCACGACGAAAGGGTGATTGGCAATCGGAATCTTCAAAACGAACTGAACGACGAAAAAAAGATCGTTCAATATCAAATCCCGTAAGGTGTTGATCTCGTCGATCTCCTTCGTGGCGATCATCGACGCAACCTTGCGGTAATCGTATTTGTACGGGCAATCGTTTCGATATTCGAATTTCTGCCCGTTGATCTCGATCATGGCCGGGACATCTTCATCGGCTTCGCCGTCATCGGTATTTTCGGGACCGTCGAGCGCCGACGACCTGGCGTCCAGCCGTGTTCCACGGCGTTCAGCAACCGCTTCTGCGCCATCGCCTTCTGAAAACTCGTCGCCTTCGCCTTCACGCCGCCAGGAGTGCTCACCCGAACCTCATCCCCCGGCAGCCTCTCGATCTTCACGGGCATCTCGTCACTCCGTCTCCCCCAACAACTTCCGCTGGTTCATGTTCATCCCGCCGGGAATCGCCTTCACCCCAGCAGCACTGTCCT